CTAGCCCATATGGCTAGCCACCTTGGTACCAACCTGAGGATACACCTTTCCACAAATTACGGATGACCAATGGAAGATTTGCTGAAACCACATTCTGTGCGACGTACTACTCAATTCCCTCTTGGGGTTGGGTATACGAAGCTTGGAAATGCAGCTCCTACTTCCTTTTCGAACAATGTGGGCCCCGATTATCATCGGGAGCTTGCGAACCGTACGTCGAAAGACAATAATTGGTTCGCTCTGAGGAAAGCTGCTCGTAGTAATTCTGTCTACAAGCACTTTGTCTCTAAGATGGATATTGGTAATGGTTCTTTTTCCATTTCCCGTACCACTAGAGAACCTCACTACATTGATCACTTTTCTCGGTATGATGAATTAGTTGGTAACCTTCGTGTTCAATCACAATACGATGGACCTATTTATATAGGTCTTTCTGATTTGTTGATGAGAAACTTGGTTACACAGAATATGTACGTGCCCTCCGTTGAGGAGATCCACGACCGTATTCTAGGGCCCGGGGCGACTGCCCTGTCCCTTACTAATCCTCTTAAATCCCAGAACCAACTTGTAGTCTCCCTTATCGAATTATATCGAGAAGGGATTCCCAAGATGGTTGGCATTAAAGGACTCATGGACATTATGTCCGGTCGGTCCCGCAATGTCGCCAGAGAGGGTGGCTCAGAATTCCTGAACTACCAATTTGGCTGGGTGCCTCTTATCAGTGATATTATGTCACTGGCTGAGACTTCCTTGAAGATCGACAAAATCCTTAGAGATCTTGAAGACTTCAGGAATTCCGAGAAAAGACGACGTTTCGAGTTTGATCCCCAGTTTGTCAATGATAGTTTTCGCAGAGGTCGTTTGACTTCTGCGACTCCTAATATGACCTGGGGTTTCCAAGGTAGAAACGTCACGGCGGATCCTCTGATAGTCCGACAAATGTCCACGAAAACTTGGTTTTCTGGTGCATTTCGGTTCTATTCGCCTGACTTGTCCCCTACTACGGATTATCTCCGTGATATAAGGACAAAGGCGGCCCATTTACTTGGGTTGAGGTTGACTCCCGATACAATTTGGGAGCTTACGCCTTGGTCTTGGCTCATTGACTATTTTGCGAATATTGGTAATGTTCTTAGCAACATTTCGTATATAGGCAATGATGGCCTAGTGCTTCGTTACGGTTACATTATGCAATCCGTAGAGTTGACGGCCGACGTCTCTCTCCCTGGGATTAAACCCTTGGGTGGAGCTGTCGACGTTCAAGAGCAAGTTACTCTTGTACGTAAAGTCCGTCGACGAGCACTTCCGTATGGCTTCTCGCTCAAAGCCGAGGACTTTAGTCCTCAACAATGGGCCATACTAGGAGCTCTTGGCATGGCCAGGTCTCCTAGGTCGCTTTTCTAGGGAAGCGGCATCCAATTTAATAACAATTGAATAACAACTTAATAGAAAAGGACACTGCCTCATGGCTTTTGCCGATCCGCAGACCGTAATGGCTGCGACTCTTCCTCGTACCTTCTTTGAGGGTACTGAGGGGCGTTTTACTTCTTCCGATGGAGATCTGACGCTTCGTGTTTCCCATACTTATGGGAAGCGCACTCGTCGTCTCATTCGCATCGATAAGAAGAAGATTTCTGTCGATCCTCTGAATCCCAACATCTCGGTTCCGTCTTCGATGAGCGTTCAGCTCGTCGTCGACATTCCGGTGCAGGGCTTCTCGATCGCTGACCAGAAGGCTGTAGTTGATGGGCTCAATGCCCTTCTCACTGCATCCACTGGAGCTGCCACCACCAAGCTTCTTGGTGGCGAAAGCTAATCTTTTCGCCGGCGTTAACATGAGGCTATGGAAGAATCGACTCTATTTAGGGAGCCATCTTGAAAAGCCTTATGGTGTTCGCATCCGATCTCCTAAGTGAATTGGGAGATCAGTGTCAGGTAGATACCACGCGCGACTGGTTAACAGTCGAGCGCCGGGTTGAACACGAGGGGTTATCGTTTCTTACGATCACCCTATCTGACTTCGGGAAGAGCTTCGAAAAAAGCCTCGCCCTTGGTCACCTGTCCTCAACTTCTTTTGATTCCTCTTGGAAGATAAGAAGCGGTGTCCCTCAATTTCTCGGGGGTTTCCTAGGACTTGTGTTCGATTTGCAAACTGGTTCTCTACTGAATGAACCCAATGTTAGCGCCCTACGTGCCATCCGCCAATTTTCGTTGGCCTTTGGCAAGATAGGAGTTGACTGTTCTGATGAACGGAAAACGCGCGCTCTCAACGGATACATTCGGTGTGAGCAGGAACTTCGTCAGTCTGATCGTTCTTTCCACGGCAATCTTGGCGTGGAGTTTGACCGTATGGCTCGTCGCCTCTGGAGTAACCTCCTGGCAAGAGTCAACCACCGACTTTATGTCGGTGATTTCAGACCGAAACACGGACCAGGCACCACTGCGGACGGACTGATTGGAAACCAAAAGTTTACCAATCGTGTCTGGACGGAGCGTCTCGAAAGGGAATTTCCCTTCATCGAGAATGGCCTGGCTTCTTACTCTCAATATGACGAGTTAGATTCCGTCGATTTCCTCGAACCTGGAACCGAGATACCCTGTGAGGTTATCATGGTTCCTAAAACGTTAAAAACACCCCGAATTATCGCTCGTGAACCTACTCATATGCAATATATGCAGCAGGCTATCCACGAGCTCTTCAAGGAAGAGATCCGTGCCGATTACTACGGCCGGACCTTCGTCTGTTACGATTCTCAAGTTCCTAACCAAGAACTTGCTCGTGAGGGCTCCCTTATGGGTGACCTCGCCACACTCGACTTGAGTGAGGCTTCAGATCGTGTTTCTAACGAGCACGTCCGGACTCTTCTGAGTCATAACAAATACTTGCACGACGGTGTCGATGCATGTAGAAGTCGGACTGCTAGCATTGTTGACAAGTCACTTGGTTTCGATACCAAAATACGACTTGCCAAATTTGCTTCTATGGGTTCGGCTCTTTGCTTTCCCATCGAGTCGATCGTCTTTGCGACGATTGTATTCCTTGGGATCGAAAAGAGTCTAGGGCACCAGTTGTCGGCAAAGGATATTAAGTCCTTTGCTGGCAGGGTACGTGTCTACGGAGATGATATTATCGTCCCCGTGGACTATGCCTTAACGGTTGTGGAAACTCTTGAAGCCTATGGCTACAAGGTCAATCATTCTAAGTCTTTCTGGACCGGAAGGTTCAGAGAGTCTTGTGGGAAAGACTATTACGGCGGGGTGGATGTTTCCATCCACCGCGTACGTCATATGTTTCCAAGCAACCAAAAGGATGGATCAAAACTGGCTAGCATAGTGGCCTTAAGGAACCACTTTGCCGCCGACGGGTACTCGAAGGTTGTGAATGGTCTTGATGATTTTATCAAAAAGATTATTCCTTTCCCTAAAGTTCTCGCCGGATCGCCAGTTCTTGGCAGGGTCGACCTTGATGGCGTTTATGACGTTCACAAGATCGATCGAAACCTCCAGCGCCCCCTCGTAAGGGGCGTTGTGGTTTCAACCCGCTCTCCCATCAACAAAATTGATGGGTGGGACGGCGTTTTGAAACATTTCCTCAAACGTGGAAGAGACCCTTTCATGGATGTTGAACATGCTATCCATTCTGGACGGTCTCTAACCGTCGACACAGAATTTAGAGATGCTAGTCCTTACTAGCGATCATCTGGGCAGGCCTCGATTTAAGTAGGCCTGGGAATTTTATATTCCAAACGGGGGCGGTGTACCGCCTACGGGCGTGCACTTTGCAGTGC